AGTCCAGGGCCAAGGAGAAAATCCCCACTTCTCATCCCAAGGCATATCTTCATCTACTTCAGAAAACCTTAACCAACCCTCTATCATTTCTATCTGTTCTTTAGGAGTTGTATCTTTATATTCATCACGATAGATATCTAACAGGTTAGGTGAAAGGGCATCTTTAGTAATGAAATCACCATCACTAGCCAGTTCAACTTCTTCTTCAGTTCTTAAGTAATCACTATTTATTTCCCAGACAATGGCTTCTTTTAAATTAACTTGAATGGCTATATTATTTTTATCAACAACTACACCGTCACCGGGAATTTCAATATTGTATGTACCCAAACCAGTAAATATCAAACGACCATTATCATAAGCCCATTCTGCGTAATCACCTTTACCACGAAAGGTTCCAGGAGGGTGAGCAAGAACCAGGGCATCCTTTATTAATCCTGCTACTTGGCTTCTTGTTGAGATTATGTTTCCATTAATATCTTGAATGTTATTTGTTTCGTTAGGATTTATTTTCCATAGTTTGTAATCACCACCTGTTGATTCATCTAATAATAATTCTTGTGGAACCATACGAAGAGTTTCATGCATCGCATCGTTATCATGTTGTTGTGGAGTTCTTGCACTTCTGTTTGGGTCATTCTTTAGTAGTGTGTATATACCAGCAAATGTATTTATATATGTTGCTCGTAGCAGTTCTTTATCTACAGTAGTAAATTCATAAGGAATAAACAAACTAGGATTTTTGGGAACAGGTACCCAAAGTCCCTTTTCCCCTGTTCTACCTAATAATTCTAACCATTGATCATTAGGTATATTATCAAAATGTCGCTCTGCTGATGACCTTATAGTATAATTTTTATTCCATCCTGAGTAATCTACATATATTGATGTATCTAATATTCCTTCAATATCAAAACCTATTCCACCTACTTCATCTTTCTTCCCGATCCCTTGTTCACCAGCATATTTATGTGCTTTTTCCATGTCGGGAAAACCAAGATTACTGAAATATAAAGTGTTGGCAATGAGATTCCTAGGGCCAGGTTTAAGTTTTGGTAGGTATGAGGAATTTCTTGCAAGGGCATTTCCTATTGTCCTAAAGAGTTCCCATCCTTCTGGAGTGTGTTCTGTTTTTGCAATAAAACCATGTAACTGCTCCGCAAACTTTTCTGGAAGTTGAGAACCAGCATCCATTGATTGGTATAAAGTCCATAACCTACTTAGTTGAGTGTCTTCCATGTAATTATAGAGACCTGTTTTGAATAACATATCGTCAAGTCTTTTGACTTCGCTTGGTCCGGCTTTCCAGTGTTTTCTTAATTCAGATACCCTGTGTGAGAATTCAAGTGGATCAACCTTATTAGATAGGGCACTACTAAATGAATAACTAACAGCATATTTTAGATTATTAGCATCTATTGTACTAATTCTTGCATTGAGATGTCTAGCCTCTCTGCTTTCGGGATCTAAACTAGCCAATATTATTCTAAGTGAATCAACTTCTGGTGCAGTAATGAGAGAAAGATCAAGACTGCCAGGAGATCCACCAGTACCAGAACTACCACCCGCCCCCACATTACCCAAAGTTTTACTTGTCCATTCACTTCCCAAATTAATGATCAACCCAAACCTTAGATCTTGAGTTTGTTTATGAAGAACAGGGAAATCGAAAAAGACTTCATTGTCTATATCTGCAATAAATTGCATTTGACCTTCAGTGTTTTTGGAATACGAAGTAAGCCATTTACCTCTAGCATTCCTCAATGCAGATTCCAGATCATCTTTGGTTTTCTTGTTGGAGATTTCTTTTACAAAGGAGTTTCCTTCTTTAAGTGAGGTGGCTAAGAGTTCAGAACCTTCTCCAACAAGGAGATTTTCAATGCCGTTAGTAAGACCAATTACTATGGCATTCATGGTGTACATATCTCCCCTGTTATTTAGTTCATGGAGCATTTCCTTTTTATCTGTCTTGAAGTTCTCCATTTGTCCCCTGGTTGTTGCAACAGCCAGTTCCAGGACTTCAGGACTCTCCAATCCAAGGTTCATTACAAATTCTTCTGCTTCACCAGTAGCCCTTATGACATTGTTATCATAGTCTTCTGCTATACTTTTGGCTCTCATTGCTGAATCTCTATAGTTCAAAGATCCATCGGGGTTATATACTTCTGGTGTAAGCCATTCTTCTATGATTGCTTCGATCTCACCTTTGAAGTTGCTACTGAGGAGTAGGTTCTTGTCTTCTCTTTGCTGTTCCTTCTCTTCGAACTTCCCTTTCTTGCCTTTTATTTCGGCATACTCACCTAACTTACTTCCAAGATTCTCCAATGCTGCTCCAATGAATTGAGCATTGTTGACGATATTGGGTACAGCCAGAGGACCATCGAAGCCAACCTCTGGACTAGATTGCGGTAACTGAATCTTAGCCATTATTGTTTACCTTAAATATCGACCTTCATGAAGGGGTGATTTGGTCCGGTGTTTGTCTTGTAGTAATCGGATTTGATTCCGGCTATTTGGTAATCAATGGGGGCAGTAACAGCACCCATTATCATTTGGGTATCTCCTGCTTTGATTCCAGCCCTCCTTTTTTCAGAGGCTGCTTCGATTGCCATTTGTTCTTGCTTGTTAATTCGATTCATACGAAGGGTGAATTTGTCGGCTTCATTTTCTTCAACACCAGTCGCACGTCGTCTGCCCTGTGATTGACTTGCAGCCTGTATTCTTCCCATCAGACTTTGGGTGCCCAGTGAGAGATCCTGTTTTTTCCATTTAGTTTGTTGCTTGATGTTTCTCTTTGCTATTTCATAGGCACGTTTAGCGGCTTGCTTTGCACCATAGCCACCAATAATTTTCCCGATGCTACCTACAACAGCAGCGGCAGTGAAGGGATCCATACTCAATCTCCAAAGTCATACTCGGCGTTGTAGCCGCTAATCTCAAAACCATACGGTGCGCTTTGAGTAATGTTTATTGTGGGTTGTGGTCCGTATTCACCGATTACAGGTACTGAATAGAATCCAGGTTCATCAGCAACTGGATCATATATGATCGAGGCAGGAACCTGATTCAATTCATAACCACCAGCAACAGCCCCTCGTACCATATTGAAAAGAATACGCAAACGACTGACATTCTTCTCCCTACCAAGGGTAGAACCCTTACCAGGAACCATTAGTTCAGGAATATTAGGGGCAAGCGTCATGGTGTAGGGATAGCCAACCACTACCTTACTGGGAACCCCGTCAAGAGCAGTTCCAAAAGTAAAAACACCAGCATTTAATGGGAAAACTGTAGCACTCACGACACCATCACCTACATAAACAATGTTTTCAGAAGAATCAGTAATGATTGCTGATACAGTTTTCCCATTAAATGCTGGTGAAACAGTTACCTGTGAGGTAGTGATACCAGTTGCATAGTCAATGGCCCCATCTACATGGTAGTTGTCTCTAGTATCATCAGAAGTAATGAAAATGGAGTCGGGTTTTGAAGTTCGTGCCCATAGTGCTGGATTTCCGGAGTCATCGGTAGTTCCAACGATGTCATCTATGGTGGTGTACTCCGAATTGCTCCACTCATTCCACCCAAACACACCATTATCTGCATTTAGAGTAAAACAGTAAAGTTTACCGCCATTAGTTAAAGCAAAGAGCCGCTGTGTAGCAGTGCCAACAACATCAATTCTCTTTATTGTGTCATTTTGGGTTATATGTCTAGCAAACTGGAGAAGATCTCTACTTTCGTACCTGTTTCTACGCTCCTCGAAGCCCATTGCCCTTATTGTTTTGCCATCTGCTTGTACATACAGGATAGCACTACCAAATGAAACAGCGTAGGCTCCCACTCTGCCACCATATTCAGATTGTATTCCAATATTTATAGAAGCCGGAGTCATTGGAGCATCTGGTATTACAAATTCTTCCTCTTCCGACCCAAGGAAGAGAACATTAAACTGGCTTTTCATCCAACGAATCATACCACCCTTCTTTGAGGCGATTTGAAACGAGAGACCATCGTTATCTGATGCATCTCCTGGAGTGAAATTGGTAGGAAACCCACTCATTGACCCAATTACAGTAAGACCAAGACGCTGAGTTAAAGACAGGTAACGTAAAGTGCTACCTTCCTGATCTGCATTGAATCCTCCAATGAATGTTCGACCCTGATGAGAAACAATTCTTTCTGGTATCATTAAGGTGGAGGATTCAAGATCTCCCGGTGCCATTGGATTAAGAGCCGCTCCAGTTAGTTTCCAATAAGCCGCCGGTCCTATCCCACCAGCAGTAGTTGAAGCAAAATTCGTGCCTCCATCTACTTCTGGTTCCCCAACTCTGAATACTTGAGAATCAACTATCGGATTTTCATCGCCAACTGTCCTTGTGTGATAAACGGTATTTGTAAATTGACTAACTGCTGTTACATCTTGGTCTGCAACAAATGTGGGCCAGTAACTTATTATCTCAGTTGCAGAAGAACCAGCGACTCCAGCAACATCCGGACACCCTACCAATCCTACTCTTTGAACTGTTTCACCATCCTCAGTCTCTTCTATTCTAGTGAGTATATCTGGTTGGTAACCAGAGTGACTTGCTGATCGTCCATCTGATATCTTGGCATCGGTTGCTACATCCGATGGTATATAACTTGATGCAAGTTGTAGCATCAAAATATTCTCTCGACCTGGATTACGACTAGTATTGCCAGTAGCCGACGTCTGTAAATTATTTCCCTGAACCAAACAAATTCTTGGTTCTAATGCAGCACCCAGATCGTCTCCATGAAAACCTTTGTCATAAACATAGAAGTAAGTTTCACGGTATTGCACTCCATTAACGTAATGAAGTAGTCTACCAACTTGACCCTGAGATAAACCTATTTTATGAGTGTCATTAAACTGGGCACTTATATCACCTAATGTAAGTTTTTGACCTAAATTTATCCCAGGCCATGAGGAATTATTAATCATTCCTGTGATACTGGGAGATTCAGTTGTTAGTGCTTCTCCTATATTGACCCAATTTTTATATGGACCAATAAAATCAAAAGTAGCCTCATCGTCAGCCAAAGTCTTGGGCGGAGTATCTTTTCTGAAGTATTGTGATCTGCCTGATCCATTCCAGCCAATACCGAAAATCATATTTATGTGAATACATGAAGATTGAGTGCCACTTATATTAATTCTAGTGCTGCCAGACGATGCCGCATATAAGGTAAACGTTGTTCCTTGATTCGAGGTTCCTTGTGCCCACCGAACATCTCCATCTGATACACCACTTATGTTCAATCCAGTATAACCATTAAAACTAATTCTAACGGGAGTCCTACCGGTGTTATCAATACGTTGACCGGCGGCGTCACCTTTTATCTGTAAATCATCATTTGCAGGATTCACAACCCAACCATCATTTAAAGCCATCGGCCTTCTGTAGTAACCACTACTTTCCGCCTCCATTGGACTTTCAAGACTATTAATATACATAAACCTTGGAACGTCGACAATTTCTGGTGTTTCTGGTTGAGATATTTTCCATATCTCATCAGATCTCCACGCTTTTTCAAATCTGATCGGGGTGGTGAAGCCTGGGATTGTCACCGTTCCAATTGGTTTTGCTACATCAGTAGGATTCCAAAAATCACCACTTGCTCTCATAGTTACAAGTTGCTCTAAAGACGCATTACCAGGATCGGAAGTGACATGTTCGCTACTGGTAAGGAATACGGGTGGTGAATTTGAAATTATATGGGCATTAATATTATCTAAGAGTGTTCTTTCAATAGAATATCCTTCGTCGGTTTTCGTGAACTTGTGTAGAAAAATACCCTCGTTACTAAGAAGAATTATTTCATCACCAGTGCTTGCGAAGTCTTTTATTTTTCCTTCAGGAGACGTTTCAAAAGAGTATGTAGCAAGCACAGTTCCATTTCTTTCAATGGAATATCCTGTTGCACTTCCCAGAATCATGAATCTATCGCCAAAACCGTTGATACATTCAAATGCTATCTCGTCTCCAGGAGAGGCTGTGTGGAAGACGGACCCCCATCTCTTCTGTGCAGACCCTGTATTGGACAAGAGGGCGTTAGAAAGTGCCCTACAGCCCCTCTGGTAGGGCTGGGATTCATACTGTGCCCTGAGATTAGGGTCGATCTCTCCGAAGCCAAAGGATTGCTGTGCTATATAGACCATTAGTATCCTAAGTATCTAACTCCCAGAAGACTGGTGTTGCCAAAGATCTGCGGTGTTCCCTCTTGGCCGTCGATCCCCTTTGCTGCTAAGACAGCCTCTTTAGCCATAGCGTCGATTTGCGCTATCTCACTTGAAGACTTCCCAAAATTCGTTGCTACGTATACTGCTAGGGCCATCCCCATTGCGTGTTGGGTTGCTGGTCCCAGCAAATCAAGACCTGCATCTCCTATGTCGGAGATGTATTCGATTATGGCTTCACTTTCATTTGTAAGCAATGCTCTCTTGCTTACAGTAGAGATTGTTATGATTTCAATCTCCCATCTATTGGTACTGATGTTGGGATTGCCACCAACATGGTTGGGACGGTTCTCTAGACCATTCAATCGCCATACTCGCAAGGTATCATCAGGCAAATCCCAAGCATAATCCCACCTTTCCAGGGCAGGATTGTCGGTTGCGTTCGTTGTGAGTTGTGTCAACTTCGTTGTCTTCTTGGCCCCATTCCATAGATTGTCTGATAGGAACTGTTGCCTGAAGAGATCGAATACATTTCCTAGTAATGTCTGCTGGGGATTTTCTCCAACCGTTGTGTTAAGGGTACTGATCCCTAATGTATTCAGTGCTGTATTCCATACATTTAAAACTGCTGTCACTTGTGCCTCCGTTAAAAGTTGCACTACTATTGTTCCTGTACCACCAATTATAACTTCAAGTTCTATAACCTCTGGTACCACTAATGTTAATGTATCACTAGAACTACTTGAATCTGTAAATAATATAATGTGGCTAGTAACTGTAGTTATCTGACCACTACTCGATACTCCGTCTATTACTAAAATAGTAGCGAGTTTGATACTCTCAAGCGTATCGCTAGTTGTTGATCCGTCTGTCGCTGAAATGGCTGCTCTTTTTATTGTGATTAACGAATCGCTAGTT